GAGTTGGGATGGTGAAGTAGAATATCCACGTTCATTCTCAATACAGGATAAAGCAAATGATGTTACAATGCTTAAGATGGCAAAAGAAGCAAACATTTCAGATCCTAATATCAACACAGAAATTGACAAAAGAATTTACGAAACAATCACAGAAGAATATTACGAAGATATGCAAAATTATGCCGCCCCGTTGAGCGAGGGTATGACTAATGCGGAACAGCATCCGCCATTAGGCGATGTTGACACATTGGTTGCACATATGAGAAATATGGTAGAAGAGGGATACACGGATGAACAGATCAAACAACTTCATCCAGAACTAGCGGCATTATTCAACAGAGGTGAGTAATGGGAAAATATATCCCAGAAGATAGTTGGATTATTACCAATGAAACGGAACAAGAGATACGTCGTATTCTTGGCGAATACAACGAAAACATACACAAGTATGAAACCAAAGGTTATAAGACAGCAGGTATCCGTTCGAGAAACAATCTATTAGCATTATATCCATTATTAAAACGTAGACGCAAAGAAATTCTTGACGGTTATAAAAACCGCAAGGACGAAGAGCATCCAAGTTGGGAAGGGGTAGAAGATGCCGATTAAAAAAGTAAAAGGCGGGTATAAATGGGGCAAAAGTGGTAAAGTGTATAAGACCAAAAAACAAGCACAACTACAGGCCCGCGCCATTTATGCAAGCGGTTATAAGAAGAAAAAATGACTATAACTACTAGTGCATCCATAGGTGGTGCAATTGGTGAACGCAAACTCCGCAGGGGGTTTAGTTTACAATACAAAGGAGCGAGTATTATGTATAAAAAAGGCAAGAAATCATACGGTAAGAAAGGCAAAAAGTCATCTTACGGTAAGAAAAAGAAACGATAAATATAACTTCGTATAAATAATATCATACTACGAATGAGCGTAGGGGTAGAACTCAACCAATTAGAAAGAGGACAATAATATGACGCAAGAAAATACAGCGGTTAATGTAGAAGAGACGACTGCATCTCGACCAGAGGTTAAAGAGCAGGTAGCAACGCAGGAAACTGCTAGGGAAGAAAACACACTTACTCAAGATGATGTAAATCGCATTGTTGCAGAGAGAGTGGCAAGAGAAAAAGCAAAGTTTGAAAAGAAATACTCAAACGTTGATTTGGATCTTTATAATCAATTGGTAGAAGAAAAAGAAACACTACGCCAACAAGAAATGGAAAAGCGTGGTGAGTTTGAAAAATTGTTAAAAGAGCAGGCGGAGAAATTCAATAGCAAAATTAACCAATATCAAACTGAACTTACTTCAATCAAAGTTGACGGTGCATTGTTAAATGAAGCAAGTGCCAATAAAGCGGTTAATCCACAACAGGTGGTAGCATTGCTTAAAGGCCAAGTAAGACTTAATGAAGCAGGTACGGTTGATGTTGTTGATGCAAACGGACAGGTTAGATACGATGACAATGGAAATCCATTAAAAGTATCTAGTTTGGTAAATGACTTCCTTACAGCAAACCCGCATTTCGTTCAAGCAGGACCAAGTGGTTCTGGAACTGGACAAGGTGTTGGTAAACAAACTCCTGTGGTAGACAACGATGTAAGTAAACTAAACATGGAGAATCCTGAACATCGTAAGCGTTATCATGAAATAATGCGATCAAAAGGGATTCGACTATAATTGCTATCTAAATAAGGAGACTAACAAATGGCAACAACATACACTTCAGACATTACAGGTCTGTATTCAAACATTGTTCAGTCCGCTCTTTACACATTAAACGAGCAGACTATTATTCGTCCTGTTGTAAGAAATTACGACATGACAGGAACACCTGGATTAACGGCACAAGTGCCAATTTATCCAGCACTATCAGCGGCGGCAGTTGCAGAAGGAACTGACCTTGCTAGTACTATTTCTACTTTCACTACATCATCTAAAACACTTACAGCAAGTGAAGTTGGTGTAATGGTAGAATTATCAGACCTAGCGGCAGAATCTGCAAATGAAGACGTAGCGGCGGCAGTTGGTCGTCAAATTGGTGCGGCGATGGCAGAAAAAGTTGACACAGACCTAGCAGGTTTATTCAGCGGTTTTTCTACCGTAGTTGACAAATCATCTGCGGCAGTAACCGTTCAGGATATCTTCAAAGCGGCGGCAACTTTGAAAGCAAACAAAGCAGACCAAAACGGTGCTTTTGTATGTGTTTTACACCCATACCAAGCATATGACATCAAACAGCAATTAACTAACGCTGGTTCTACTATGAACCACTCTTTAAGCGATGTGGGTAATGTTGCATTATTAAATGGTTTCATCGGTAGAATCGCTGGTGTTGATATCTTTGAATCAACGGTTGTATCAGGTGCTGACTCAGCAGGATCATACTTTGGTGCTGTAATGACTCAAGACGCACTTGGTTACATGGTTAAGCGTTCAATGAGAATTGAAACTGAAAGAAACGCTTCTAAGAGATCTTTAGAGATCGTAGGAAGCATGGCATACGCTGTATCTGAGTTATTTGACGAATACGGTGTTGCAATCAAATCTGACGCTTCAGCAGTAATCTAATTACTGAAACTGAAACTGAGACTTGAAACGTGGAAAAGGGCGGAGAAATTCGCCCTTTTCTCTTTTATAAGGTAAATAAAGTTGTTAACAAATTAGATGGTTTGGGAAGGACCCAGAGCATAAAAAAGGACAGAATCCTATGGCAACACTTGCAACTATAAGCGACATTCAGGAATATGAACCGGATATTTTAACATTTGGTATCCCTGATTTTGACGAAGAAATCACAAAAGCACAGAACGATGTATTTCGCGATCTAAGAATTAGATGGTGGCCTACTTACACGGTTGGATTATATGATGTATCACGTGTAGCAACAGGTATGGTTGAACCAGACGACGATTTATATACAGCAAGTCAACTAACCAGAGCGTGTGTTTATCAAGCACTTGGTTTCCATGTATATCCTAAACTATCAAAATTTGATGTAGAACAAGATATCTTTGAAAGAAAGATGGAGTTCTATCGTAAAGAATACGAAAGAGAATTAGATTTAATTTTAAGAGATGGTGTAGAATATGATTTGGATAGTTCCGGAAACGTTGACGACAACGAAAAAGAACCCACTCATTACCTACGCCTAAAAAGGTAGTAGGTTATGTCAAACAGAGAAGATATTGTAAAAGATATTGAAGAAGTCTTGGGGGATATGGATAATCCTAAAGCAAGACTAATCACACGTGAACCGTTTGACCTAGACAAACTGGCACTTACACAATTTCCAGCATTACTAATTACAGCAGGTAATGAAACCCGTGAAGACAATTCAATGGGCGGTAATAGACGTGGTGTACTAGAAGTAAACATTAGAGGTTTTGTGCGTTCCGATGGAAGACAAGGGTTTGTTCAAAGCGTGGATCAAAAACGCAATGAATTGATTGAACGCATTGAAGAAACGCTAAACACTAACAGAGATAGAGAACTTGGTGCAACAAGGGCGGCAACAACACACGTCACGTCAATCGAAGTAATTGATAGAACTCCGCCATTAGGTGAGTTTGTAATGATTGCGGAAGTTCAATATTCATTTACTAAAGGAGCAGTATAATGCCTAAAATGAAATATATTAAAATGATTAAAGACGGTGCTATTGAATTGATTCAAGAGGATCGTGTAGAAAGATTTCTAGAAGTAGGTTATCAGATTTTTGATCAATCTAGTTTAGAAAAAAAGTCACCAGCAAAACGTGGTAAGAAAGATAGAATTACTGCCGACGCTCAAGTGACTTCAATCAAAGAGGAAGAAGCGGAAGAAGAATGGGATCCTACATCAGGTGAGGATTGGGCAGATTCAGAAGAGTCTGTTTACGCACCTGAAGGTGAACGTTTAATTGATGCAGATTCCAATAACGCTAAAGAGGAGAACTAAAAATGGCGACATACACAGGAGAAAACGGCCAAGTAAAAATTGGTGCAGATTCAGCAGGTGCAACTACTATCGCAGAAGTTCGTTCTTGGACGGTTGAACATACTAAAGATGTTATTGAAGACACGACCATGGGCGACGCGGCAAGAACTTATAAACACGGACTACATTCTTTTACAGGATCAATGGAAGTTGTTTATGATGATAGTCATGATGCATTGGATTCATTTAATCCAGATAATGATAGTGCTTTATGGGTTGAATTTTACCCATCAGCAAGTGCTGGCAACAAGTTTGTGGGAAACATTCTTGTAACATCAGTATCTAGAACAGCATCATTTGATGACCTAGTAACTGCAACGGTAAACTTCCAGGGAACTGGAGCATTAGATATTACAACTTATAGTGCATAAGGATTTGTAATGTTAGAAATACGTGTTAAAGGCACACGTCAGGCCATGAGGCAACTTGAACGAGAAAAAGATGCACTGATGACCACCATAGCGGAAGATATTAAGTCTGTTGCTGTTCGTAAGACACCAATAGACCAGGGACAAGCAAGACGAGGTTGGCGCCTTGAAAACGCTTATAAAGAAAAGCGTATAGTCAACCGCGTGCCCTATATTGACTTGTTGGAAAAGGGCCGCTCAAAACAAGCACCTAAAGGTATACTAGGGCCTACCGTTAGGGAGATATCTAGAAGGAGATATAAAATATGAGTAATGTGTTAGAAAACGCAAGAACGCACTTTAAAGGTAAACTTTCAGGCGAATTACAGAAGATTTCTGTTCCTGAATGGAAAACAGATGTGTATTTTAAAGGTGCACATCCATTTGCTGTAGAATCAAAAATTATTGAACTACAACAAGCAGGTAAAACGGTAGAAGCATTAGTTGAAAGTGTTATTATGAAAGCATTGGATCCAGAAGGAAAACCAATGTTTAATAAATTTGACAAAAACACACTAATGAACGAAGTTGATCCTAGTGTTTTAATGAGAGTTGCCGCGGTGCTAAATTCAGCAACCTCAGATTATGAGGCCGTTGAAAAAAACTAAAAGAGGACGTTGAACTTCAACTCATTGTGCGTATAGCAAAGGAGTTGGGGAAAAGCATAGAAGAAGTATTGCAATTCACCGTCCTAGAAATAAACATTTGGGCCGCATGGTTCAAAATGGAAGCGGAGGCAATGAAAAGTGGCAGAACAAACGTTAATAATCCGCGCCGTAGATAAAGTATCTAAGACGCTTGGTAATATAGACAAGCGTTTAGGCGGATTAAACAAAAATGTAAAAAACCTTGATAGAGGTTTCGGTGGTCTTGCGACTAAGGTTGCCGCAGTTGGTGCCGCTATAGGAACGGCCTTTGGAATAAAAAAGATCCTACAAGTAAGTTCAGAAGTTGAACAATTAGGATTAAGATTTCAATTTTTATTCCGTAGTGTAGACGAGGGTAATAAGGCATTTGATGTTTTATTAGACTACGCTTCCAAAGTTCCATTTACACTTCAACAAATTCAAGCAGGTGCCGGCAACCTTGCTGTTATATCCAAAGACGCAGAAGAACTTGGTAAGAACTTAGGTATTGTAGGAAACGTGGCCGCGGTCACAGGTATTGATTTCCAAACAGCATCTGAGCAGATACAAAGATCATTCAGTGGTGGTATAGCGGCGGCGGAAATATTCCGTGAAAGAGGTGTTAGAGCACTACTTGGATTCCAAAATGGTGCAACGGTCACAGCAGAAGAAACACGTAAACGTTTTGAAGAAGTGTTTGGACCTGATGGACCATTTGGTAATGCCACACTTGTATTAGCAAATTCCTTTGATGGTATTACTTCAATGATACAAGATAAACTATTCAAGTTCCAATTGGCACTTGGTAGACAGGGTGGATTATTTGATTTTGCCAAGGCCGCACTTAAAACACTTGATACAGAACTAGAAAAATCATTTGGTAGTATTGAACAATTTGCCGCACAAGCAGGACAAAAGATTATTGAAATAACACTTTCGGCACTAAGAGGCACGGCAGATATAATTGATTTTGTTGTACCAGTGTTTGCAATGGTTGCTAAAGCAATGGGTGGACTGATTGATTTTATTGGTAGTCTACCTCAAGGAATGAGAGAATTAGGTATCATAGGATTCTTCTTGTTAGGTCGTAGAGGTAAACTACTTGTGTTATTGTTTGGTGCTGTATTTGATACTATTAGAGAAGGTCTAGGTTATCTATTACAGGGTTTTGCAAAACTTAATCAAGGACTTGTTTGGGTATTAGACAACTTAGGATTGTTAAGTGATGACAAATTAGCAAATGCTAATAAAAATATCGCCGAATTTAATGCTATGGCCGAAAGACTTAAAACACCTATATCAGAATTAAATGCGGAAGCAGAAAAACAACCGGAGACTTGGGGTAATGTCAGAACAATCCTAGAAGAGTATCTTGGCAAACTTGAACAATCAGGGTTATCATTAAAAGCACAAGAAGAACAAATGAACAAGTTGATTACAGCAACTGGTTCTAAAAATATTGAAGAAGCAACATTTAAATCAACGGTTGATAAAACATTAGAAAGCATTGAAAAACAAAAACAAAAAATTCAAGGCATGACCGTTGATCAAGAACTTGCTGTTGAACTTGAAAAAATAAAATTTAGTGAACTTCAAAAACAAGCGGATGCACTTGTTGAACAAGGAAAATTAGCAAGAGAAGTTGCAGATGCAGAATTAAATTCTGTTAAAAATGCCATTAGAAAAAATATTGAACTTGATAGACAATTAGAAAAACAAAAAGAATTAGAAAAACTTCAAAAAGATGTAGAAAATGTTGTTGGTAGTTTAGGTCTTGCTGGTATGGAACGTTTTGATCCTGAAAAAATAAGACAAGCAGAACAAATTAAAACAATTGAAGATGGTATCAAAGAAAAAATCCTTACAGAAGAAGAAGGTGCCAGAGCAATTGAAAAAATTAAATTAGATAGTCATAGAAGACAACTGGAAAACGAAAAGGCAAATATTCGTAAGAATATTGAATTGATTAAAAATGGTCAATTTGAAGCACTAGATTTCCAAAATATGACACAAAAAGAAAGACTTGGAACAGCAGTAGGATTTTCCAAGGATATGCTTGGTGTCGTTGCACAACAAAATGAAAAAGCATTCCAAATAATGAAAGCATTAGCAATAGCAGAAGCATTGGTTAATGCCAAAGCATCAGTGGTTGCCGCATACAAATTTGGTAGTATGTTTGGTGGACCAATTGGTGGTGCTATCATGGCAGGACTTGCTATTGCGGCAACAGCATCACAGATAGCGGCAATTAGATCACAGAAATACACAGGACCAAGAGAAAAAGGTGGTCCGGTTGGTCCAGGACAATCATATTTGGTAGGAGAAGGAGGACCTGAAATTTTACAAATGGGTCCTAATGCCGGCAGAATTATTAGCAATGATGACGCATTTGGAAATCAAGGAGTCAACGTTAACTTTAACATAACAACCACGGACGCAAGAGGTTTTGATGAACTCCTAGTTGAAAGACGTTCAACCATTGTTGGTATAATTAATCAAGCAATGAACACACGTGGTAGAACAGGAGTCACAGCATAATGGCATACATAGGATTTTTTCCAGTAGATAACGGATTTACAACAGCACGTTTTAGACAACAAACACAAACTAAAAAAACTGAAGCGGCAAGTGGTAGAATTATTAGAGCAACAAATTCAACAACTAGGTACAGAGGAACATTACAATTTCCTCCAATGACCTTAGCAGAATTTAAACCTGTTATGGCATTTGTTGCACGTTGTCAAGGTATGCTAAATGAATTTGATGTTATTATTCCAACCATAAGTTATACAACAGGTGTAGCAGGTCAAACAATTACGGTCACAGCAGATGCAAGTGCAGGTGATACAAGCGTGGATATTCAATCAAATTCAACCAGTGGCACAATACTTAAAGCGGGTGATGTTATACGTTTTTACAATCATACCAAAGTATATATGGTCACAGAAGATGTTGTTGCCGATGGATCAGGAAATGCAACAATTAATTTTCAACCCAATCTAGTGACTGCTGTTGCAACATCTGATAGTAGTGGTGAAGGTGTAACCAGTGATAGTGTTCCTTTTAGAATGATTATTACAAATGACCTACAAGAATTTGCATATAGA